TTAATTTCTTGCGGATATTCTGGGCTAGGTGATGGTTTACCACCTGTGTACGGCTCATAGTCTAATAATGTTGTACCTTCATTTATTTGAAGATAAATAGTAACATTATTAAAAGTCGTACCACTCTTCCTAATTCTAAGAAAAATAAAGGCAATCGGTATTCCTTTTTCATGCCCATCTGTTTGTTGTATTGACACTAATTTACTTTGAGTACCATATATAAAACTTATACCTTGTGGCATTGCCCTAATAGTGTAGTCCTTATCAACATCCAGCGTTGCTATTATATTATCAGTATAATAACTGCCTACAATATAATAATCTACATTGTCCATGTCACTTGTGCCATTTAATGTTACCGATTTGTCTTCATTTACAGTAAAAGTGACACCATGAACTGTTACAAAAGCTTTGGCAAGATGATTTATGGCTAGGTTTGTTCCTTTATACTGCGCCTGCTCAGACTTTCCATAAATCATTAAATCCTGTATTTTTCCATCGTCACTGTCATTCAATACAGTATCACCATTATTATTTGTATAGAATTTTGTGATTTTGTTATCTTTTAAGTCAGCTAAATCTTCCTTTAGTGAACCAATAGGTCTGAGAATATCATTCTCAAAATCTATAGTTTTCTGTGCCATATCTACTCCCTCCCGTCATCGTAAGTCACCTGCAGGTTTCCAGCCTTACTGACTGTGAAACCAATCCCTTTCCCATCCGCTTTACTGTCGAGTCCAATCTTGACTTCTTTTGTTGTGGCATCCACTTCGTTGATTGCGTTTTCAATGGTTTTGCTTTTAGTGTTTAGAGAGAATTCGTGTTGTTTTATTTTTGAAAGAATCCAATTAAAAAAGTATATCAGTCGGATGGTTTTGTTAGTTCCAGATTCTTGTTCCAACTGCATGAGTTCATCTTCATCAGCTGGCATAGATTCTTTTTTGGGATATTCATTCCAGTTCACTTCGATCACCTCCCTGTTTCTTCACCAGTGCCCAGTTCTTTTAAATTCTTATTTATGCCGTTCACGATATAGTCCATCTGTGTCGGCAGGTTTCGATTTTTCCAGATAGTCTTTCCATGTAATTGCCATGTTTAGTCCCCCTTCGCTTTCTCGTCTTCAACGTAAGTGTTACGTATCAATGGTTATTTATTAGAAACTCTTAATTACAACATTTTTACACCTATTTGGCGAAATTAAAATTTGAGAAACAATACATGTGCGGTTGCTTTCTGACTATTTGTTACTGCAGTGCATCTGTATTTCTTAACATCATCTGAATAGACGATTGCGCATGGTGTCGGTATTCCCGCTGCTCCAATAATACTAATTGAAACCGGAATGCCATATTTTGAGATGTCATCATCCGTGATATACCAGTTGAGATAATAGGTGTAAGGTGATACGTAAGCATTTTCTTGTAGTGTGATATCGTACGATTTGTATGTAATCACTTTCAATAAAGTGGAGTTTAGTGAATCTATCTTATCGCTCAGTAATTTCCCCTGATACGCATCGAGCACTGAAGTTCCCGCCGTTGCTGTTGTTAGATTGTTCGCTACACTCTTCTGCGCAGCCGCGCCAAGTTTCTTTTTAATAGCATTTACAAGATTCAGGAATGTAATCTTGTTCGCATCCGTGTTTCCAGCAACTAGATATGTACCATCTTCAAGTGTTGTTTTCTCCACAAGGTCTTTGATTAGGACACTTAACATGCTCATATTTTGTCACCTCACTTACTAATCAAGGAATGTTTTCTGGATATACTTTTTAATAGCATCTATATGTCCTAGCATTTCCTCGTTCGCTACAACAAAGTTTTTCTTGTTATTTTGGCTAATTACCATTCCTGTTTCATCTATCTCAGAAAATGTAAATGCAATTCTATCTCCTTCGCCCGTGATTAAGTGTGTGAATGATGTTACTTTTTTCATAACTGTACCTCTTCCTCATTGTTTTTAATATAATCAAAATATACTTGGTATCCTTCGGATTCGTAATCAACATCTTCTGCAATCCTAGCAGTTTCCTTTAAATAATCAATATCTTCAACCATTGGTATTTCTCTGATTTCCATGCGTTCCGTTTCAAATTCTCTCTGCTTTGCTTTAAGTTCCCATGAAAATTTCAGTTTGGGAGTTCCTCTTACGACAAAGTAATTTTCTTCCTTTTTTTCAACCCATATATCTCCAGACCCCTCTTTTTGCAAAAAAACATAATAATCGATATCAACATTAGCCGTTTCGGAAAACATCTGTTCGATATCAATATAACACATTCCATCTTCGTCAATCACAGCAGAACCTACATCGCCAAACATCGGAGATGATGTTTCATAGCTAAAAAGCAACCGCTCACCGTAGTTTTCTGTTTCGACATACCTGTTTTTGTATCCGCTGGTTTCTAACTGATATGTCGTTATTTTTCCAGTGCAATTTGCGTTTCCCATCCTAAGCCCACTGACACTTATGTCTCCCATGCGAGTTTTTCCAGATATTTCTATTGCAGGATCGCCTCCAGAATACGTTGTCAGTTCAAATTGATTAGCTTGTAATCTCATTCGATTTATGCGTTCACCTGCTGTAGCACTTCCGAAATCAACGTTTATTATGCCGTTTGCATCCGTTCCTTTTGGTGTCGGAATGAGAACAGGTATATACGTGTCTTCTTTATACAGTTTCATGTATAATCGGTTAAATATTTTAGGCGATTCTAATTCGACATTCTTATTCGATATTTCATTATTTCCGGTTTTAAAACTTCCACCGCTAATTACAATTCCATCTTTGCTCCATCTTCCGATACGAAAGTTCGAATCATTGTAAATGTTTAACGTTCCGTTCCCATCATTTAAACCACCAAGAGTAAGCTCTCCGCCTTTTGCGTAAGTAAACGATATATACAGCTGATTACCTTCCTTGTAAATGCCTTTAACTTCACCATTATTAGTCAATGCATTGAATATTTCTTCCTGTGTCAACGCATCCACATCGACCAGAATCGCGCAATCCTGTACGTCAAGTGTTGTGGTAGTGCCACCGGAAGCATACATCGTGCATCGTACCGCTATGGTATCCCTGGGAAATCCAATTGCATTGCCTTTTCCGTCACCAACCACACTATTCGTTCCAGAACCTGTTGCAATGGCAGTATATAGTGAATGGGTGACAGAAGACTCATCTGCCGGCGATGTGTATACTCGTTTCCATGTATTTCCATCGTTTGTTTCTTCGATGGTGAATCGACCGTTGTACGCCACTCGGGTAGTAGAATTTCCATCACGGTAAAATCCTTTGATGGTGAAGAAATTTGGTGCAATCGTGTTGTCTTTGCTACGTTTCAAAACTCTTGAGGAAAGTTCGATGAAATAAGTTCTTCCGGGCGTTCCCGGCTCTCCCTTTTTACCGGGCGTTCCCGGCTCTCCCTTTTTACCTGTAGCACCAGCATACAATTTCGCAACCGTGAACTGTTTGGTTACAGTCAGTTTACTCAGATATGTTGCCTGAATATTTACCCATCCTGTATCAGCTGTTAAAGCAGTAACCGTATACTGATGCTTTGCACTGTCCCACGTCCCGGAAATGTTGTCAGACTTTGTAATCGAGAACGCACATTCTGATGTGATGTCATTTGCGCCATACATGACTTGCGCTTTCGTGGTCACGTCCGTTGGAAATTCACTGTATTTTCCGTTTGAATCTACGTTGACAGAATAATAATCATTAGACAGCTGTAACGTCATATTGCGGGCATTTTGCGCCGCTGTCAGTGCGTTACTGGCTGTGCTGTTCGCAGCTTTGATTGCATCGGTAGCTGTCTTGCCACCGATTTGCACATAATCTCCAGATATGATGACACGCTTATTTGCAATGTCTGCCTGAAAAATTATATTTCCATCCGAATCTTTTACTGTGATCGCGCCGGTGTTGATATAATCCGCATTGATTCCTACCGCGTACAGTATTCTTGTTAAGAAATCACCGTCAATCGTAAAACCGAATTGATATGTTTTTCCACCATCCGTAGAAAATCCCACGCCATAGCTTGTTATCTTGAAGACATTTTTTGAATCCTCTAATGTCTTTTTGTCGTGAACATACAGAATTGTGCTTCCGTCTTCCTGCTTCACTTCGGTAGGAAACATACCAGATGCACTGTCCAACGCTTTGTTAAATTCCTCTACTGCTTTTTCTCTTTCTGTTTTCTCACGTTGGAAATTTTTTCTGTTTTCAACCTGCGCTTGAGAGAATACCGAATATTGTTTGGAGCTGTTTTTAGCTGCGCTTTTCGCCCCGCACTGTACCGTATGATACTTTCCAACTTGAAATGTACTGGAAGTAAGGAAAGACTTGTAAGAAACACCTTTTCTGTCTTTTATGATGCAGATGTCTCCTGCTTCATATGTCGGATTATTCAGTGTACTGGCTGAAAACGGTCGAAACTGCATACCTGTCACTCGTTCGCCGATCATAGCTGCTACAGTACTGGCTGTTCCTTTTTCAATCAGTTTGTTATCAGCAATCGCAATAACATAACCTGTTTTTCCATATAAAGATGTGTCAGCTGCTTCCTCTTCGCTTTGATTCTCTTGATATGCCGTTACCTGTATTCCGGTAATAATTACATCTTCACTGTTCACGGTAACAGAACTGTTTGAAGCGATTACGTCAAAGTATTCTTCATTTACCGTATCTGCTTCATAGTTTTTCAGATCATACCATCCGCAGAACAGTTTTCCATCAGAATTACACCGTAAAAACTGACCGCCAAGTTGTGCCGTCCATGCGATTACCTGCCGGAAAGTCAGCTTTTCATCAAACGGTCTGGTGTTTACGATATAATCTGAGTTGTCAAAAGTAAGTGTTTCTAAGCTAACACCGCAAACTTCACAAGCATCTCTGAGAATCTGAGCGCGTGTTGCCGGGTAAATCAGCTTACTTTCTGAATAATCACGATCGAACAGAAGCATATTGTCTTCGCAGGTCAGCGTTATCAGAGAACTGTTCTGATACGGCGAATTAACAACAGTTCCGGTAAACATTTTTACCTTTTCAACGATGGATCCGTTAACGAGCGTTGCTATTTCGTTTCCTGTGGTATCCAGAATATTTTTTCCTGTGGTATCCTGCAGAACTCTATAGAGAATAGTGCTGTCTATGTTATACCCTATATAGATTACAATTTTTGCTTCGTCAAAATTATAATCTGTAAAATCATCGTACAGGTTATTCAACGTCACGGTAGCTTTGTTGATAATCGCTGTTCCTATCTGGAATTCAGAAGTATCTGAAACCGCATCTTCGATTTTTATACCGGAATTCCAGATATTCTCATTCGTCAGGTTGAGTACAGTTCCATCCTTTAAAGTAATATCCACCCACTCATAGTAATTTCTATTATCTCTTTCAATTTGATTTTTGAAATCAGATGTAACTTTTCTCATTGTGCTACCTTTCTATGATGTTAAATGAAATGCTTTCAAACAACTTGTTTCCTACTGTCCAACAGTAATACTTTGCTTCTTTGTCACCGGAATAAAACTCTTTTGTAACCACTTTGTTCTCTTTAGGATCGTGATACGTCACATGGAAATATTCTGGATCGAACGCTTTCAGAATCGTACTGGTTTCGTCAGGATCCATACCGTTCCATGCCAGCTTTAATGTGACTTTCTGTCCGACACGGTTCTTGTGCATGATCGTATCATCGGTTCTTCCGGCATCAGAAGCAGATATATCCTGTTGCCCCCACGTTAAAGAGGACGGGGATTTGATTTTTACCCAGTCCACCATCATCATATTATTTCTTGGCATACGTCCTCCTTATTAAAAAGCAGGACTAGGATTCATTCTACTGTCCCTGCTTGCCTTTCCTTTTTCAACTGCCTGCGCCAGAACCTCATTGTCCTGTGTTTTCACCTCCACATGGATGATATATGGAAGATCATCGGACTGTTCCGTACTGGTAGCCATAGCAACTTGCATCATACCTTCAACAACCGCTTCTTTGATTGCTGTTGTAATCTGTGTATTGTTGGCAACCGCATTTTTCTTTCCGATCTGTCCGACCATCTCTGGACCTTTTTCGCCAGCGATGAACATTTCACCCATGTTTGGGAATCCACCTTTTTCGTACCATCTCAGGTTGAATGATGGAACACTAAAACTGAAATTCCCAAGATCAAATCGATTCCAGTTCCATCCGATATGTGGCATTGGAATGTGAATAGAAGAGAATCCGTTAGCAAATGATGCAATAGCGCTTTGTCCAATGTTATACAGACTTCCGATTCCGCTGCTAATCAGGTTTGGAATTCCTGATACAGCACTTCGGATAGACCATTTGTTGTTTTCATATCCGGATTTGATACCGGAAACAATATCTGAACCTTTGGATTTTACTCTATCAGCCACGTTGCCAACATATGAGAAAACTTCATTTTTCAGATTAGATACTTTAGAAAGCAGACCACTTTGTTTGCTGTTTTCATACCCGTTTCTGATTCCACTGATTAAGTCAGAACCTTTCGATCTTACTTTGTTTGCAACATCCCCAACTGCGGAAAATGCTTCGTTTTTCAGATTCTCTACTTTAGATAGTAATCCAGACTGTTTGCTGTTTTCGTAACCGGACTTGATACCGGAAATCAGGTCGATACCTTTCTGTTTTACTTTTCCAGCTACATCACCTACAGCTGTAAATGCTTCGTCTTTCAGCTTTCGTGCGTTTTGTAAGAAGTTGCTATCTTTTACAGCTTCCCAACCGTTTTTAATTCCCTCGATAGCCCCCTTACCTTTTTCAACCAGCCAGTCTTTTGCATTACCGAGAGCATCTTTGATTTTCCCAGGAAGACTTCCAAACCAGTTAATTACGTCTGTAACCTTTTCTTTGACACCGTTTAGGAATCCAGGAAGAATCCACTGACCGATTGCAGCCATTACGGTTGATGGAGAATTTATACCAAAAAGCGCCTTGAAGCCTTTTATGAAAGGATCTACGACATATTCCTTAATCCATTCCTTGATATTTTTTACCGCATCGCCAATTCCTTTGAAAAATCCACTGATTAGATTTCCTGCAGCATCGTACCACTCTGTAAACTTGTCGTTCAGCGCAGCTGCCCCTTTAAGGACATAATCCCACGCTTTCTTCTTGAGCTCTTCAACTGATTTAACACCGAATATATTTTCTGCTATCCCTTCCGCAATGCCCTTTATGATCTGTACTGGCATTTCAAGGGTAGCTCTGGCAAGTGCTGTAAAAAGTCCAAGTAAATCCCAACCTAAACCAAGCCAGTCTACATTGCAGATAAGGTCAACTATTTTCTTTGCGACTGTAGCAAAAACCTCGTCGCTTCTCAG